GTAAAGAACAAGACATTAAAAAAGCCATTCATTACTTAAATATGATTTTAGATAGAGACTATTCTTAATCGATAAAAGGACACTTTAGATATATGCAACCAAAACAACAAAAACTACCAGTTATAACTAATGAACTATTAGAAGCATTAGACGAATTATTTCCAGAAAAAACTCCAGAAATAAATATGGAGCCAAAGGAAATGTATTTTAGAATTGGACAACGAAGTGTTGTTAGGTTCTTACATCAAAAACAAAAAGAGCAATCAGAAAACATTATGGAGAAAAATTAATATGTGTTCATTCAAAGCACCTAGTCCTCCACCTATGCCAGAGCCAGCTCCAGTAGCTCCACCACCAGTAACGCAAAATACTCAAGGTAGTGCTAGACCAGCAGGTTATTCAGATGGTAGTGGCAGAAGTAGAAATACTGCTACATCTGCTGACAGGAAGAGAACAGGGTCATCGAATTTAAGAATACCAATTATTGGTGGACTATAAATCAATGGAAAAATATCCAAGTGGTTCAATGAACCAAGCTGACACTTTAGAAAGTAGATACAATTCTAAATCACAAGAGCGAGAAATCTATCTTGAAAGAGCAAGAGATTGCAGTGAATTAACTATACCTACACTTATACCAGAAAGTGGTTCAACATATTCAGAAGAATTTCAGACTACCTATCAAGGTATCGGAGCTAGAGGTGTCAATAATCTATCATCTAAATTATTATTATCATTATTACCACCCAATGCTCCATTCTTTAGACTAGGCATAGATACATTTGCAGTTAAAGAAATTGAAGAAGATGAGAATTTAAGAACACAAATAGATAGTGGATTAGTTCAAATTGAGAAAGCTGTCATGGATGATGTTGAAATGTCTAATGATAGAGTTGCTGTATTTGAAGCATTAAAACATCTTATTGTAGGTGGAAATGTTTTATTATTTGTAAGTAAAGAAGGTTTAAGAGTATTCCCATTATCTCATTATATAATTCAAAGAGACCCGATGGGTAATGTGTTAGAAATAATTACTAAAGAAAGTATTCATTATTCAGCATTACCAGAACATATTAATGAATTATTACAATCCCAACATAAAGATTATAAAACAGATGGTACTTGTGATTTATACACATGTGTCAAAAGAAAAGAAAATAAGTTTGTAGTTCATCAAGAAGTAAAAGGAATTGATATTCCAGAAAGTCATGGTGAATATAATTTGGATAACTCTCCATACATTCCATTAAGAATGATTAGAGTTGATAGTGAAAGCTATGGTCGTAGTTATGTTGAAGAATATTTAGGAGACTTAATATCATTAGAAGGTCTTACAAAAGCTATTGTAGAAGGTTCATCTGCATCTGCAAAAACATTATTTATGGTGGCTCCTAATGGAACTACTAGAGCCAAAGCATTAGCTGAAAGTGAAAATGGTGCAATTATTGAAGGTAATGCTTCAGATGTATCAGTATTACAAGTAGGTAAGTTTCCAGATTTTAGAGTTGCTCAAGAGACAATGGCTAAAATTGAACAAAGATTATCATACGCATTTTTATTAAATGCTTCAGTTGTTAGAGATAGTGAAAGAACTACAGCAGAAGAAGTAAGAATGACAGCGCAAGAATTACAAGATAGCCTTGGTGGCATCTATGGAATTTTATCACAAGAATTTCAATTACCTTTTGTTAAAAGAAAATTATCAATATTAAATAAAACTAAAAAATTACCTCAACTACCTAAAGGAATTGTATTTCCAAAAGTTATTACTGGAATAGAAGCTTTAGGTAGAACCACAGACAGAAATAAATTAATTGCATTTTTACAAACATTAGCTGGCACATTAGGTGCTGAAGCTATTGCTAAATATGTAAATGTAACTGAAGCTATAAAAAGATTAGCAACAGCCGATGGTATAGAAACCAAAGGATTAATTAGAACTGAAGAAGATTTACAAGCTGAAGCACAAGCTCAACAACAAGCTATGATGGATGAGCAACAACAATCAGCATTGTTAAACGCAGGTGAGAAAATTGCAGGTAACATACCTCCTAAATCATTAGGAGAAACATTAGTCGCACAAAACCCAGACATAGCAAACAATCAATAAGGAGAAATAAATGGTTGATAAAGTAGAAATGTCTACTGAAGAAAATAATCCTTCATTAGAAGAACAAGCAGAACAACAAGAAACAAACTCACAAAGCACTCAAGAAGCTCAAACTACAGAGACTTCTAGTGAGAGACCAGAATGGCTTCCAGAAAAATTTGGAAACGCTGAAGAACTAGCTAAAGCTTATGGTGAACTTGAAAAGAAATTCTCAAGTAATCCAGAGAAACCAGCTAAAGCAGAAGACTTAAACATAAAAGAAGACAAACCAGAAGAAACACAATCTGGCCAATTGGATAAATTTTATGCAGAGTTTGCTGACAAAGGTGAGTTATCAGAAAACAGTTACACTGAACTATCAAAGATAGGATTGAGTAAAGAAGTAGTTGATACTTATATTTCTGGCCAACAAGCTTTAATAGACCAGAAAGCAAATAAAATAATGGCTACTGTTGGTGGTCAAGAACAGTACAATGAAATGATAAACTGGGCTTCAAAGAATTTAGAAGTTCAAGAAATAAAAGCATTTAACAACACATTAGATAATGGGACTATAGAACAAGCTCAATTAGCTATTGCTGGTGTTCAAGCAAAATATAATCAAAACAATGCAGAGCCTAATTTATTTACAGGTAATAAAGCTGAAGCAAATGTTGGTTATAGGTCTGTTGGTGAAATGCTTACTGACATTAACGACCCAAGGTATTCTACAGACAGCGCATTTAGACAAGATGTAGAAAACAAAGTTAAACAATCAAACACATTATAATAACACCTATTTAGGTGGGAAGGAGAAACATGTCATTATATAGAAATATTAATGCTAGGAAAAAAGCTGGTACTTCAAGACCAAAATCTAAAAGTACAATATCAGCTAAATCTTATTCAAACATGAAAAAAGGTTTTCCTAAAAAGAAAAAGAAATAGTTATGTTAAATTTTCTATTGCCTTTAATGAAAAATCCTCTGGCTAAATTAGTCGTAGATAGAAGTATTAATGCTATCAATCATTCAATAGAGAAAAAGAAAATCATTAGGGCAAAAGAAATTGAAGCAGAACAAAATGTAAGTTTAGAACAAATTAAAAGTTCAAACTCTAGTATTAAAGATGAAGTATTAACTATAAAAATAACTTTAATCTTTATTGCTTTATTTATTCCATACACACAGCCATGGATGGAAAAAGGATTTGAAATCCTAAAAAATGCACCACAAGAATTTTGGTGGGCTGTTCTAATTGTTTACTCTGGAAGTTTTGGTTTATCCACTGTTAGCAAAATTAGAGGAAAAAAATAACTCACACACTCTTCTTCAAGAGGAGTGAGCCTTCACAAAGATAAAAATTGCCTCGAATGTTTACTTGCGAGTAGACAGTAAGAGATAACTCTTTGAAGTATGTGCAGGAACTAAAAACAAACCAAACATAATATAAGGAGAATAATTATGTCAAACGCAGTAGCGTCAAGAATTGGCGCAATAAATGGTGGCTCAGACAAGTCAGCATTATTTCTCAAGGTATGGTCTGGTGAAGTTTTAGCTACTTTCATGAGAGAAAACAAAATGCTTGGTATGACCCAAGTAAGAAGTATCTCTTCTGGTAAGTCAGCACAGTTCCCAGTAATTGGAACAACTTCAGCTAGCTATCATACTCCAGGAAATGAAATACTTGGAAGTTCAGTAAATCATGCTGAGCGAACAGTAAACATAGATGACCTTTTAGTGTCATCAGCTTTCTTAGCTAATATAGATGAAGCTAAAAACCATTACGATGTTAGAAGTATCTACACATCTGAAATGGGAAGAGCTTTAGCTAACACAGTAGACAAAAACCTACTTCAGTTAGCTGTATTGGCTTCAAGAGAAAGCACAACAATAACTGGTGGAAATGGAGGTCTTTCTCACATTGATGCAGATGCAGATACAAACACTGCTTCATTAATCGAAAGTATCTTCTTTTGCGCACAAAAACTTGACGAGAAGGATGTACCTTCTCAAGATAGATTTTGTGTGGTTCAGCCTTCAACTTATTACAACATTGTTCAAAACGATAAAATCTTGAACAGAGATTTTGGAGCTAATAACAATGGTGTTTACGCTGATGGTACAGTTATTAAAGTTGCAGGTATCAACATCGTGAAATCAAACACAGCAGTTGATGCTTATGCTGATAACTCTTCAGCAGTTTCTGGAACAAATAATACTTACAATGTAGATGCTTCAAATACAGTAGCTACAGTATTCCACAAAAGTGCATTAGGAACAGTTAAGCTAATGGATTTAGGTATGGAAAGCGAGTATGATTTGAGACGCCAAGGGACTCTAATGGTCGGAAAAATGGCTTTAGGCCATGGAATCGTTAGACCAGAGAGTGCTTGCGAAATCAAAACAGCATAATCACTTTAACAAATACATAGGCGCAGAGATTAACACAGACAATCTGCGCCTGTGTTTATAAAAAATTTATGGCAACAATCACAACAA